GTGTAGCCGTGGCCCCCGTGCCGGTACAGACGATGGCGGTGCCTGATGTGGCCGCCGCGGGCACGCTTCACGCGAACGTCGTAAAGAACGCGGGCTCGTTTGCTTCGTGGAACGCCGCTTCCCCGTTCACGTCAGGGCAGACGTTTGGGTATTGGCGCGTGTGGGCCTCGGCGTCCGGGGCTGGCACCGTCCGGCTGTACGAGGGGACCGAGGCGGTCCTCGTGCTGATCTCGACGGGCGGCGGCAGCATCTACGGCGTGTTCTTAGGCGCCCTGCTCGACCCCGAGAGCCCCGACGTAACGAGCGATGCCGAGAGCGATGGCAAGATCTACGGGATGATCACTACAGGCCCGACCAGCGCCATCGGTAGCGCGATGAACACGGCCTCCACGTTCCTGGACCATTCGGTCACCGCATCTCAGCACCACGCTGGTATCTTTACGCCCGGCGGGAGCGCGCTTCTCCCCATGAACCGTCGCGCTGTCCCCACTGTGGGGCTGACGACAACCTCGCTCAAGACGCGCTCGGGCCGGTACGTCCGCGCCCCCTACGACTACAGGTCGACGGCCGCCGCACCCAACGACGCGTCACTCGGCCGCCTTCGAGAGGTCAGCATGTTTGCGGACGGCAAGACGGGGACTCGGCTGATCTCGGGCGCGACGACCATCGGCTACCTCGTGAGCGGCTCGGCTTCAGCCGACCAAGACGCTATCTTTCTGGCGCACGCGTGAGCCCCGCCGTCGCCTGGGTAGCAGCCCTCGCCGCCGAGGGGCACAGCCCTACCCGCATCGAAGCGCCGCTCGTCCATCACGCGGACCTCGTCGCGGCCGGGTACGCGCCCGAGCCCGAGCGCGCCGACCGCCCAGGCCACATCGTCGTCACGGACGCGAACGGCGCCGAGTGGGCGGCGAACCTACCGGAGACGTGGTGACAAGGCATCGTTGAAGAGTGACACCTCAGTAAAAGACAGCAATGCCACAGATCGTGCCTTCGTCATGACCAGCGCATGTACCGCCAGCACACCGGTTCACTCAAACCCGACAGTGTCCAGATCACCCCTTGCGCCGACGATCTTGTGCTTGAGCACATACATCTTCGTCTCGAGCGGGTGCGCCGAGAACGAGAGATTCGTGCGTCGACTGGCCTTGCAGCGGATTGTGAAACAGCGTCACATGATGCCCAGAGTTTCTCTTGTGGCTAGTTAGAGCGTGGCAAGAGACTTCAAGAGTGTAGGCGTTCGAAGGGAGGACGGCGTTCAAGATCGAACGTCATCCGCGCCACAGCTCCCAATCGGCATCCGGACCCCCCTCACGCTGGGCGATACGGGAAGCGGCCTCCTATCGATGCACTTCAGTCTGGCCGACCAAATAGCTGACAATCTTAGGAATCTTGTCATGACGAACCATGGCGAGAGAGTCGGCATCTATGACTTTGGTGCGAACCTTAGTCCCCTCACCCATGAGCTAGCACAGCCCATCTGGGAGGAGGAGGCCATGGTGAGGATCAAGACGGCCGTGTCCAAGTTCATGCCCTACGTGGAGCTGCGCACATTCGAGATAAAGCACATCGATCCAGAGTTTCAATCTGTAGCAAAGATAGCGATCCGAATGACCTACACCGTGCAGAACGTGCAGGTCGTAGAGCGGGCCCTAGAAGTCATAATGAACGTTGCGGGGTAGTTCGTGTCAATCAAAAACAACCTCAGGTCGGTGAAGACAAGGTCCTATCTCAACAAGGACTTTGACTCCCTGCGTGCTGATCTACTTCGGTACGTCAAGTCTTACTTTCCCGATCGAATCCAGGACTTCTCCGAGGCGTCTGTCGGAGGAATGTTCCTCGACATGGCAGCCTACGCAGGCGATGTATCCGCCTACTATCTGGATCACCAGTTTCGCGAGCTGAGTGTAGACACAGCAGTTGAGACGAAGAACATCCAGAACCTGCTGCGTATGGCAGGCGTGAAGGTAGTGGGCGCTTCGCCTGCCATCGTAGACATCCAGATCTCATTCGTCGTTCCTGCCGCAGTCACCGATGGGTCCTACTCACCCGATGAGAACTACCTGCCTGTTCTCATCGGTGGATCTGCAGCCGTCAGCAAGAGTGGGATTCCGTTTGAGATTGACGACGATATCGATTACGCCAAGAAGCTCAACAGAAAGCTCGTGTCGACCTACGAGGTGGGAACAAGAGATTCCTCACAGAATCCTGCCACCTACATCGTGTCCCGGACAGCAACATGTCTCTCAGGACGCCAGACATCTGAGAACTTCACAGTTGACAGCGCCTTCACGCCGTTTCGCACCATCTCGCTCTCAAACTCTAACGTGACCGAGATCATCTCCGTCTTCGACACAGAGGGGAACAGGTACTACGAGGTGGACGCCCTCTCACAGGACTCCGTCTTCAGCTCTGTCCTCAACTCTGGTCCCGACCAGGACTTGGCCCCGTACGTCCTAGAGCTCATTCCAGCGCCCTACAGGTTCACCGCGACTATGTCGCTGGGAAGCGGTATCACCACTCTCCAGTTCGGATCGGGAGATGCCCAGTCGCTGGACAATGACATCATTCCCGATCCGGGGCAGGTCGCCCTGCCCCTCTTTGGGAGGAAGCAGGTGTCCCGTGTGGCAATTGATCCCAGCTCCATCCTGGGAACGAGCACACTGGGCTACTCTCCCACAGGCACGACTCTCACAATCAAGTACAGGTACGGAGGAGGCGTCGATCACAATGTCGATGCTGACACCGTCACTGAGTTCACGCGGCTCAGCCTCAGGTTCCCCAACACGTCCAGCCAGGCGACAAACTCGCGCGTTAGGGCCTCGATCTCTGTCACTAACGAGGAAGGCGCGAGGGGCGGAGACTCCGCTCCCACGATAGACGACCTCAAGATTAGAGTGCCGGCTGCCAGGAACGCTCAGAATCGAATCGTGAGCGTGCCAGATCTCCTCTCGCGCGTGTACACGATGCCCGCCTCCTACGGAAGAGCCTACAGGGCGGGTGTCGCACCGAGCCGTGTGGATCCGGCTGTGACCAACCTCTACATCTGCAGCAGGGACGCTGAGAGCAAGATCATCGTCTCGCCGGACACGCACAAGAAGAACCTCAGGACTTACCTGAACCAGTTCAGGCTGATCTCAGACAACATCGACATTCTCGATGCGCGGATCATCAACTACACAGTCGACTACACAGTCACTGTGGAGTACGACCAGAACAAGCGCACTGTCCTCCAGGCTATCAACACGCGCCTCAAGACCCTCCTGGCAACCACTAACTTCCAGATCAGCCAGCCCATTGTGCTCGGTGACCTCATGAACGTGATCGTCAACACGTCGGGTGTCTCGAACCTGAGCAACGTCCAGATAAAGTCGATCTCTGGCACTGTCTCCGGACGTGAGTACAGCTCAAGCTCTTTCAACCCCTCGTACCAGACGTCGAAGGGTGTCGTCAGATGCCCACAGGGGTCGATCTTCGAGCTGAAATACCCAGACTACGACATTACAGGGAACACGCAGTGATCAAAATCATCTCTGCCTCTGCAGACACGTACATCACGAATCGCGTGATCAGCACACAGCTTCGGGCGACCGACGCCAATGTTGGAGCTGCGGGAACCCTTGACCTCTTCAAGCTCTACAACGAGTCTACACTCTCCGGAGATCCGACGCCGATTGAGCTGACTCGAATCTTGCTGAAGTTCGACCTCGAGCCCATTAGGAAGCTGACAGGAAGCCTGATCGATCCGGGAAGCGCAAGCTTCAAGTGCAAGCTCAAGCTGAAGGATGTCTACGGCGGCAGCCCAACTCCCACCAACTTCACGCTTGACCTTCACCCACTCTCCAAGTCGTTCGACGAGGGTGTGGGAAGGGACATCATCAGGTTCGACGACATCGATGTCGCAAACTTTCTGACTGCATCCTACGGGAGTGGCGGTCCACTCCTCTGGAGCGGGATCGGTGCCAGCGCGGTGGGAGCTGCAGGCTCAGCGGCGATCGACATCATTAGCACAGCGAACTTTGGATCTGGCCTAGAGTCTGTGGTGGCAAAACAGACGCTCACTGGACCTGAGGATCTGGTGATTGATGTCACCAAGATCGTCTCTGCTACATTGGCTGGGTTTCTGCCTGATTGCGGCTTCAGGATCGCGTTCAGCGGCTCGGAAGAGACTGATGATCGAACACGATTCGTGAAAAGGTTCGCCTCACGGCACGCCTCATCCCCCAGCAAGAGACCGCAGTTGGAGGTGTCGATCGACGACTCCGTGCGGGACAACCACGCCAACATGGTCTTCAACACCTCTGGGTCCCTCTTCCTCAGTTCGATCTCCAGGGGAACACTGGCAAACATCGTGTCAGGATCTGCCGCGGTGGCTATCACCGGCAGCAACTGCATGACGCTGAAGCTCACATCGGGATCCTACACACGGTCGTACAACGTCTCGCAGGCCACCATCGGCAGCATACCGAGGACTGGGCTGTATGTCGCCTCTCTCGCCGTTGACAGGTTCACCGCGCCACTCTTCTCGCACCTCAAGACCACCACTTCTGCCTCTTTCACTGAGGTGTGGGGATCGAACGACGGCACGGTCGGCTATCACACCGGCACGCTCATCATCAACACGCCGGAAGCAAACTCTTACAAGCCCCAGACTAGATCGCTGTACGCTCGGGTCACAAACTGCAAGGCAGAGTACACACACGAGGAGACACCTCGATTCATCCTCTTCATCGAGGATCTGGACGAGAAGGTGGTCTTTAGCAGGTACCCACGAGAGAACAACGGGAGTGTGTACCCAAATGTCCACTACAGTGTCAAGGACGCGGTCTCAGGCGATGTTGTGATTCCCTTCATGACCAGCAATGATGCGACGAGAGTTTCATCGGCTGAAGACGGCATGTACTTCGACTTTCACATGGACGCCCTGACTGCGGGGAAGACCTATGAGTTTCGAGTCCTGGTGAGAGACCTCGGTGAGGAGCTGGTCCTCGATGGCGTCTCACCTAAGTTCAGGGTGTCCTGATGCTCAAGCGACCGGCGACCTCTGTTCCGAGGCCAAGTCTCCAGATTGGAATGCGAGAGTCGCTGGACCAAAGCGAGTCGAGAGTAAGACACCGGAACGCTGATGGCGGCGGGACACCGACCGACTCGCAGGAAGCCCTATCCCAGCTCGCTGAGGGGGCTGCTAGGACGTCCCAGGACCTCGACATCGACTGGTCGCTGTTCGAGAACCACACGTTCTTCGACTCAGGCGCCTCCAAAGTGAATGCCGCCTTCCTCCACATCGTGAACGAGTTCCCATTTGATGGGACGAAGATGGACCTTCGGACGTACATGTCGCGTCTGAGCGGATTCGAGAAGTATGTGTACGACAAGTTCCCTAAGTCTGTGGGATACTACGACTTTGCTGGAACCTCTCACATCAAGATCAAGGATTCCACCGGCGCGGAGTTCCCTGACTTCTCCTCAAATCGGGCTGGAAATGCTGTCCTCGATCCTGCCGGTGGGCCGT